GATTCTACTACCTATTCAACGAATCACTGATCACTCGTGCACGTAACTACTGCGTAGACGAATTCCTTCGCTCTGACTGTAGCCACATGATCTTCATTGACTCTGATATCGGGTTCAATGCTCAAGACGTCATCACTATGCTAGCCATGATGGATGATGAATCTGACTATGACATCCTATGTGCACCTTATCCTAAGAAGTGTATCTCATGGGAAAAGGTCAAGGCAGCCGTCGATATGGGTGTAGCTGATGAAGATGCTAATGTCCTAGAGAAGTTCGTCGGTGACTACGTCTTCAATCCTGCTGGTGGTCGTACCGAGATCCCTCTTGGTGAACCAGTTGAAGTACTTGAGTCTGGTACCGGGTTCATGATGATCAAGCGTGCTACCTTTGAAAAGTATGCAGCAACTTATCCTCAGTACTCTTACAAGCCTGACCACGTGCGTACTGCACACTTCGATGGTTCACGTGAGATCTTGGCCTACTTCGATTGTATCATCGATCCTGAGACCAAGCGTTATCTATCCGAAGACTATATGTTCTGTCAGCAGGCACGTAAGGCTGGTCTGAAGGTATGGCTAGCTCCTTGGATCCAACTACAGCACGTCGGATCTTATATCTTCGGTGGTTCACTAGCCGACCTTGCTGCAGTCGGTGCAGCAGCTACAGTCGATCCTTCAAAGCTCGGCAAAAAGAAGTAAGAAAAAGGGGAGAGCGCAAGCTCTCCCCAATTTTACCAGGCAGACATCTTCTTTGTCTGGACGATCCTATCATCAAGACCATTGGTTCCACCATTGATCTTCTTGGTCACTGCAGTGATAGTAGCATCACCGATGCCTCTATCACATATAGCCCATAGACCATTCCTTTCAAAAAAGAACATGGCAGATTCAAAGGCCAACTCTGTAGCTACTAGATCTGGATTTGTCATAACATCAGGTCTTTTACAGTAAATTGAAAAAGCCTTATAGTTATCCTTTCCAGTCAGCTGTAGAGCACCTCTACCACGGTACCGATAACCATCCTCAGATGACTCAGGTCCATTACCCATCCGACCAGCGTATACCTTATTGGCGATCTTCTCAGGATTACGAGCATAGGCACTGGCTGAAGCTGGTGTTGGAAAGTACTTCTTGAAGGTCTTCTGTAAACCATCAGCTGAGTAGTTTAAGTTCTCAACAAAGGCCTTGAACGCACCAGTCTCATGGTGTGTCTGTGCAAAGAAATGGACAGCACGATTCTTCGTCAGTCCATAGTGTTTCATGGCTGCATTAAACGTACCTGGTCCCCAAGCACCGTCAGCAGTTATACCGCACTTAGTCTGTAATGCTGTTATCGGATTCATGTTTTTACCTTTCAATGTCTCGATTATATTTATTTTTATAGCGGTTTTCACTATATAAGTGTGTACAATTAATCCAGACAGTGTATTATAAGATTATAGCCAATCACACGGAGTGAATATAAAATGAAGTTGAGTGAACGTACCCTACAAATCCTAAAGAACTTCTCTACAGTTAACCAATCGATCTTAGTCCGACCTGGTAATATCATCAAGACGGTATCACCACTAAAGACGATCGTGGCTCGTGCAGAAGTTGAAGAGAACTTTGAACATCAATTTGCCATCTATGATCTATCACGTTTCCTAGGTGTGATCTCTCTGTTCAATGAACCTGAGTTTGAATTCACTGCCACTTATGTGACTATCACTTCTGGTAAGCAGCGTGTCAACTACACGTATGCATCTGAGACTATGGTGCCTGCACCTCCTTCTAAGGACATCAACTTCCCCGATACTGAAGTTGAGTTCACCTTATCGTCTGAAGCACTATCTACTATTGCACGTGCAGGCTCTGTCCTTCAAATGCCTGAGATTGCAATTGTCGGTGAAGACGGTGTTATCACTGTCCGTGCTATCGACTCTAAGGTATCTACCGCTGACGTCTTCTCTGTCGATGTCGGATCTTGCACCAAAGACTTTGAAGTCATCTTTAAGCCTGAAAACCTAAAGCTAATTCCTGCAGAGTATACTGTTGCACTTACGTCTATGGGTATCTCACGGTTTGGTGCTGCCGGTCTAACTTATTGGGTTGCAACGGAATCTAAGAGCAAGTAAATGAGTAAGATACAAATCGGAGCTATCTTTGAGCTGATCGAACGACTAAACGATATGAAAGCTCGAGGTGCTCCAGAGGAAGAGATCGAGAAGCTTGCCGATGATATCGGGGATCTGCAAATGAATGTAGTTATAGGAGAATTAGAAGATGAAAGTTAATATTGGAAATGATAATTTTGCAGTTGACACTTACCGACTTGTCAATAAGTATTTCGAGAAGAAGTATGGTAAACCATATTGGTCTATGGAACAAGAGCAATTATCTAATCTAGACATGTCAGTTGTTGTAATTGGTGATACTATTGATAATATCCTCAATGCTACTATCAATAAGATTATTGCAAAGATCCCTAAGAAGGTCAAGGTAAAGATCGAAAAGCAAGACGTTTGGGCATTAGACTATACTCTGGCTATTGTTATTGCTCCTGCTCTTAAGAAGCTAAAGGATGCCAAGAGCGGTTCTCCATGGGTTGATGATGCTGATGTTCCTGAACATCTTCGTGTTGATCCTTTAGAAGTAAAGAAAAATGAATGGGACACCGATAGTCGCTATCATGCTCGTTGGGATTATGTTATCGACGAAATGATCTGGACATTTGAACAACATGCTAAACAAAATACATATCTAGATGACGAGTTCAATACCAACAAAGCAGAATTTGAGGCTCATGGCTCTAGAATTGATAATGGCAATCGTCTTTTCGGTAAATATTATAATATGCTTTGGTCTTAATCAATGAGCTATTTGTTTACAAGTGAAAGTGTCAGTGAAGGACATCCAGATAAAGTCGCTGATCTAATCAGCGATTCTATCTTAGATCTGGTTATGTCACACGAAGATGATAGCATGAGATGTGCTTGTGAAACTATGGTCACTACTAATAGAGTGATCTTAGCTGGGGAATACAAAGGTGTTCTAAGTCCAGAAGAAGTTGATGCTACGGTACGTTCTACAATTAAAAACATCGGATATGAACAATCCGGCTTTGATTGGCGTACAGTAGAGATCACTAATTTGATGCATGGACAATCTGCAGATATTGCTTTAGGTACTGATAATTTTGGTGCTGGTGATCAAGGTCTTATGTTTGGATATGCCTGTAATGAGACTCAAAATTATATGCCAGCGGCCATCTATTATAGCCACCTTATAATGGAGCATCTAACTTCTCTTCGTAAGAACGGTCTAACTGAGCTAGGACCAGATTCTAAGGCACAAGTAACTCTAGAGTATGGTAATGATAACTCAGTTATCGGTATTCGTAAAATTGTATGTTCGACTCAACATCAAGAAGATGTAGAAATTGAACATGTTAGGGAAATAGTAGAAGATGCTATCCGTAATATAATTTCACCAGTCACCTTGCGACAAACTGAATTCTTAATCAATCCTACAGGTAGATTTGTTATCGGTGGTCCAGATGGAGATACTGGTCTAACAGGTAGAAAGATCATCGTAGATACTTACGGTGGTTCTTCGCCCCATGGTGGTGGTGCTTTTAGTGGTAAAGATCCAACAAAAGTAGATAGAACTGCTGCATATATGGCTAGGTACTTGGCTAAGAATATAGTGTATAGTGCTAATGATTTGTCACCACTGTCTGCTACAGTTCAATTGGCATATGCCATTGGTGTTGCAGAACCAGTTAGTGTAAATGTTAAAGTCAACGGCCAAGATCATCAAGAATTATCTGAATGGATCTCTAAGAATGTTGACTTGACACCAAAGGGAATCATCGATAAGTTTGAGTTGTTCCGTCCTATATACACACAGACTACAAACTATGGTCATTTTGGAAAAGATAATTTGCCATGGGAAGCATTAGATTTATTTAATGTGTAATATTGATTATAAATAGATCAACTAATGGATAGTAGCTCAGTTGGTAGAGCGTAGAGCTGTTAACTCTAATGTCGTAGGTTCGAGCCCTACCTATCCAGCCACTATAGGGTTGCAACCTCAAATAGCACGCGCGGACTCACGGTTAGGTCCGCATCTATTATGGAGGGATGTCCGAGCGGTTTAAGGAACTAGTCTTGAAAACTAGCGTGGGTGAAAGTCCACCGTGGGTTCGAATCCCACTCCCTCCTCCATTTGTCGGTCAAGCATTAAAGTGATGTGTCAGTCTCCAAAACTGAAGAACACGGGGCGGTACCGTGGACCTTCGCCATTTATTATGAAAAGGATATATTATGATTACATGTTGTTCATGTCAAGGTGAATACGAAGAGATTCTTGGTACCTTATCAGCACATGGGTGTGCTAGTGAAAGTGGTATTTTTGGAATTTATTGTTACTATGGCAGTAAATATGATTGCCAGTTTTTTACACCAGTTTCTGATGTTGAACATGGAATTCTATGTGATCAATGTATTGAAGATTATCTATCATCAAATGTTATTACATCTGCATCATATCCAGAGACTACTAGTAGTGAAATTGCTTTAACATATAGCCAAATACTTTCTATTAAGGACTTTGCATATAAAATAGCACAAATACCTGATGAAATACTTATTCTTAAACAGACTAATACTGAGTTGACTATATCTATAACTAAGAAGCTTTAACTGTGTACATTTAATAGTGCATAGTGTATATTGAATATTGGTCACATGTGAGGAGTTTATATTATGAATAACCAACAAGAGTTTCTCTGGGTGGAAAAATATCGTCCTAAGACGATTGCCGACACCATTCTACCTGATGATCTAAAGAAGACTTTCCAACAATTCGTAGATCAAAAAAATATCCCTAACCTAATCCTAGCGGGTGGTGCCGGTGTCGGTAAGACCACCGTGGCACGTGCCATGCTAGAAGAACTAGAGTGCGACTATATCGTCATCAATGCTTCGATGAAGGGTAATATCGATACTCTACGTAATGAGATCCAGAACTTTGCATCCTCGGTGTCTTTCACTGGCGGTCGTAAGTATGTCATCCTAGATGAGGCTGACTACCTGAATGCAAACTCTACTCAACCTGCACTCCGTAACTTCATGGAAGAGTTCTCTAAGAACTGCGGGTTCATCCTAACTTGTAACTTCAAGAACCGGATCATCGAACCACTACACTCTCGATGCTCAGTGATCGACTTCAAGATCACAAAGAAGGATATGCCGGCTCTAGCTATGCAGTTCTTTAAGCGCGCCTCTGGTATCCTCAACACTGAGAATGTTAAGTTCGATAAAGATACCCTTCTTGCAGTCATCGCCAAGTACTATCCTGACTGGCGTCGTGCACTGAATGAATTGCAACGGTACTCTGCCACTGGTGCAATCGATTCGGGTATCCTGATCAACATGTCCGAAGAGTCCTTTAAGGTACTTCTTAAGCACATGAAGGCTAAGGACTTCAGTTCTATCCGTAAGTGGGTCGGTGAATACTCTGATCTGAATTCGGCTGAGATCTTCCGTAAGTTCTATGACAATGCATCTGATGTATTGACTCCAAACTCGGTACCACAGTTGATCATCCATATTGCTGACTATCAATACAAGGCAGCATTCGTAGCTGACCATGAAGTCAATCTTCTAGCATTCCTAGTAGAGATCTTGGCCGACTGCGAGTTTAAGTAATGAGTTCCCCCTTCGACTTTATCAATGCGGTCTCTCAGACCAAGAAAGATATATTCAAGGAGGATCCACAGGCAAACAAAGACTACGTTCCATACATCATTAATAAAGGCCTATCGTACTTTACCGATACAATTCTCTATGCTAATGAGTTGAATCGTTGTGCCCATCTAGATCATGATATGCAATTTTACTATCTTATAAATAGTATCAGACCACAGAAGCGTTATGCTAAGTGGGTCAAAAAGATATCAGAAGATGATTTAGAACTGGTTAAGGTACATTATGGATATAATGATGATAAAGCTCGCCAAGCCATGTCTATCTTATCAGATGATCAGATCAAGTTGATAAGAAAAAGTAGAGAACAAGGCGGCACAAAATGAATGCGAGTATTATTCAATCCCTAGTGGAAGTTACGTTAAATGATGCTGATGACTTCTTGAAAGTCAAAGAGACTCTCACACGGATTGGTATCCCTTCTCGTAAGGATAATACTCTATATCAGTCTTGTCATATATTGCATAAGCAGGGCAAGTACTATATCACTCATTTTAAAGAGCTGTTTGCTCTTGACGGTAAACCTACTGACTTCTCTGAGAGTGACATCGCCAGACGTAATACCATAGCTAATCTACTAGCAGAATGGAACCTAGTCAAGCTGGTCGATGTAGCAAAGTCTATAGAGCCTATTGCTCCTATTAGTCAAGTCAAGATCATCGTCTTCAAAGACAAAGCCAATTGGAACCTACAGAGTAAGTATAATATCGGACACCGGTAATTTAGGATATATTATGAGTGATGGATGGAGTGTGATACCACCTGGGGACAGTCAATTTAGAACAACTGTATCACCCGAAAGGTGGCAGATGGATATGTTTGGGGATGGATCGGTCATTATTAGATTCTTTAAGAAACCAAGTATCCTACGACGTATAACTTGTACTATTTTATTTGGTACCAAGTGGAAGACGTTTAGATGATAAGTATTATGATTTGTTTTATAGTAACTATCATTTGTATCGTTATTATATTATTAAAGGGTATATAATGAGAATTGGATTTACGTGTGGCGCATTTGACCTACTACATGCAGGCCATGTACTAATGTTGGCTGAGGCCAAGGCGCAATGTGATTGGCTCATCGTAGGACTTCAAACAGATCCTACCAATGATAGAAACAATAAGAATAAACCGGTTCAGACGACCTTTGAGAGATATACTCAACTTAAAGGTTGTAGGTTCGTTGACGAGATCGTTCCTTATGATACTGAAGATGATCTATTCAATCTACTATCGACTTATAATATCGATGTTCGTATTGTCTCTGACGAGTATAAAGATACTACGTTTACTGGAAAGCTTTTAGGCATCAATATCTACTATAATAAAAGATCACACAATTTTAGTTCATCTGAGCTAAGAAAACGACTAATTAGTAATAAATAACTTCGCTGATGCCATAATGGGTCAGCATAATACTCTCGCTTTTATAGGAGAATTAATATGATTAACAAACACTACTTCATTGGCTTCGATGACGTGTTCAAGACTCTAGAAGAGTTTCAACGTAACACAAAGGTCACGATGCCAACATTCCCCCCTTACAATATTAAAAAGATCGATGAGAATAAATTTCTTATTGAGATTGCTGTTGCCGGCTACGGTAAACAGGATATTGAAGTAGAATATCAAGATGGGATTCTATCGGTCAAGTCTGATGGACGGTCAGATCTCAATGATCTAATCGATGAAAAAGACCACGTATATCTGTGGCAAGGAATCGCCAAACGGGCATTTAACCACCGATTCAATCTAGCTGATACTGTTCAAGTGAAGACAGCTAAGATGGTCAATGGTATGTTAAAACTTTGGTTAGAAAACATTATACCAGATCACAAAAAACCTCAAAAGATCAATATTGAGGATGATGACTGGGAAGAACATATCACAAAAACATTATAGACTAAATTGGGGGCGACGAAAGTTGCCCCCTTTCTATAAATAAAGTAGCAAATCACGGGGTCATCATGGCATTAACTTTCGAAGCATTCAATCTAACTCTTCAGTATCATGATGACATCAATCGATTGATCTGGGACGATGACGATCAGATGCAGCCATTAGTCAGAGATGTTTTAATGAAGATTGCTGGAGCATGGCAAGAGTTTGCACATATTCCTACATCGGCCATCAAGGACATCGTAGTGACCGGTGGCAATGCCAACTATAACTATACACCTATGTCGGACATCGATATCCACCTATTGGTCGACATGCGTAAGATCTCTAAGGATAAAGAACTAGTTGATGACTATCTGTTTGATAAGAAGGCTCTATGGGCGCTTCAACACCCAGACATTAAAGTCCTAGGCTATCCTGTAGAGCTCTATGCTCAGAACTATACCGAGAAGGCATCTGACCAAGGTATCTATTCTATCAAGAACGATAAGTGGATCCAGAAGCCCAAGAAGACTGCAGTTAACTTCAATGCAGACAAAGGCCTTAAGCGTAAGGTCAAAGAGTACATGAAGACTATCAACCAGCTCATCAAGAGTGATGGTGATAATACTCAGCAGATCTCAGCCCTCAAGACTAAGTTTAGACTTATGCGTGGTGCTGGTATTGCTAGAGCCGGTGAATTCTCTTATGAGAATCTTCTCTACAAAGAGCTACGTAATCGTGGGTACATTGATAAGATGAACAAGTACCTAGAGAAGATCAGATCCAGAGAGTACTCACTCTACCCATCAGAAAAGACCAGCTAAACTCAAATACTTGTGTACATTAATACGCCGATGGTGTATATTGAATATTGCAGTAGTTTGAGGTGATGAATGGAATTCTATACTGATGTCAGCCTTCGTGGCAGTACTATCTATCTTCGTGGTAAAAAAGACGGTAAGCGTGTTCAACGTAAGATCGACTATAAGCCATACTTATTTTTAAATTCTAAGTCCAGTGATACCAAGTACAAGTCCCTGTACGGTAAGCCGGTAGACAAGGTCGAGTTCGACTCTGTATATGAAGCTCGTGACTTCCTCAAGCGGTATGCTGATGTCGATGGTGTTGAGATCTATGGTCTCGATAAGTTCGCCTATACTTTCATCAATGACTTCTATCCTGGTACCGTAGACTTTGATCCTTCTCAGATCAACATCGGTAACATCGATATCGAGACTGAGTCAGAGGGTGGATTTCCTAACATCGCCACTGCAGATCAACCGGTCACGGCCATCACCATCAAGTGTAAGGACAAGATCGTAGCACTCGGTTGTGGTGACTTCAATCCACCTGATCACGTGACATATATCCAGTGCATGAATGAGAGTCAACTACTCCTTAAGTTCCTAGACGCATGGAATGCGATGGACCTTGATATCATCACAGGTTGGAACGTAGAGTTCTTCGATATCCCGTATCTCGTCAATCGGATCACTCGTGTCCACGGTGAAGATTTTGCCAAGAAGTTATCCCCATGGCGGATGCTAGAAGATAGTACCGTAGAGATCATGGGGCGTAAGCAGCAGGTGTACAAGCCTAAGGGTATCTGTACACTAGACTTCATGCAACTTTACAAGAAGTTCACCTATACGAACCAAGAGTCGTACAAGCTGGATCATATTGCATTCGTCGAGCTAGGTCAACGTAAGTTGGACTACTCTGAGTATGATAGCCTACGTGATCTTTACAAGAACGACTTCCAGAAGTTCATGGAGTATAACGTCCAAGATGTGCTTCTCGTAGAACGTCTTGATGAGAAGATGAACCTCATCTCTCTTGCACTGACCGTTGCCTATGATGCAAAGATTAACTACTCTGACGTATTCACCTCTGTGCGTCTATGGGATACTATCATCCATAATCATCTGATGTCACAGAACATCGTGATCTCGATGAGCAAGAATAGTGTGAAGCCAGATCAGTTCGCTGGTGCCTATGTGAAGGATCCTATCACTGGTATGCACGAAGATGTGGTATCATTCGATGTGGAATCTCTATATCCATCCATCATCGTACAGTACAACATCTCACCTGAGACATTCCGTGGTAAGTATGCTGCACGGTTCTCGGTCGATAACCTACTCGATGGTGCCATGGCAAGTCCTCATGCTCAAAAGACCATGCATGACAACAACTGCTGTATGACTGCTAATAGTTGCATGTGGGATCGAGACTTCAAGGGTGCATTCCCTCAGTTGGTCGAGAAGATGATGATCGAACGTAAGCTGTACAAGAAGCAGATGATCGAGGCTCAAAAGGAATACGAACTCAACAAGACAGTAGAACTTCGAAACAAGATCTCTAAGTTCAATAACCTTCAGATGGCCCGTAAGATCCAGCTCAACTCACTCTATGGTGCTCTCGGTAATCAGTACTTCCGTTGGTTCGAGATCGAGTTCGCTGAGGCCATCACACTGACCGGTCAGTTTGCTATCCGTTGGACCGAGAAGAATGTCAATGACTTCCTCAACAAGATGCTGGATAGCAAGAAGGATCGTGTCATCGCCATCGATACTGACTCAGTCTATCTCAATCTATCTGATCTCGTCAAGACTGCACTAAAGGATCCTAGTATCGAGAAGCGTGTCGATTATCTAGACAAGGTCTGCGGTGAAGTCCTCGAGAAGAAGATCAAGAAGAGTTTTGATGATCTTGCCAATCTTATGAATGCCTATACTCCATTCCTAAAGATGAAGCGTGAAGCCATTGCCAACAAAGGCATCTGGACTGCAAAGAAGCGGTATATCCTCAATGTCTATGACAATGAAGGTGTTCGATACGCAGAACCAAAGCTAAAGATGATGGGTATCGAAGCAGTCAAGTCCTCTACTCCTGCAGCCTGTCGTGAGAAGATTAAGAGTGCACTTAAGCTCATCATGGGTGGTGACGAGAAAGACGTCATCAACTTCATCGAAGACTTCCGTAAGGAGTTCAAGACACTTCCATTCGAAGATGTTGCGTTCCCTCGTGGTTGCAACAACCTAGCTGAGTACCGTGACAGGTCCTCAATCTACAAGAAGGGTACTCCGATCCATGTTCGTGGTGCTCTAGTCTACAACAAGCTTCTAGCAGATCGTGGTCTAGCAGATCGATACGAGACTGTCAAGGAAGGTGAGAAGATCAAGTTCTGTTATATGCGTGTGCCCAATCCTATTAGGGAGAACGTCATCTCTGTGGTGAATACCTTACCACGAGCTCTAGACCTCGATCAGTACATCGACTACAATCTCCAATTCGATAAGTCTTTCCTAGAACCACTCAAGTCCATCCTCGACAAGATCGGGTACGACACCGAAAATAGAAACACGCTTGACGCATTTTTCTAGTGTACTTTAATTCAGAACAGTGTACTATAACAATATGATCCAAACACAGGAGAGATCAATGTCTAAATTCTTCCAATGGCTCGGTCGCGAAGCCTTCTCGATCTTCATGCTAATCGCGTTTGCATGTATCGGTGCACTGCTGATCTTATCGGCTGACCGGGCTACCCGTGAACAAGAGCAAGTCATCCGTGACAATCCACAGTGTGTCATACTCGACCGTGGTAGCAAAGGCTACTTCTATATGATGTGTCAAGGTACTGTCCAAATCATCCAACCACGTGAGGTAAAATGAGCGCTTTACTAGCTAGACTAAAAAAGAATTCTACTATCGAAGATACTGACATCTTGGCTGAGTCTAAGTTCTTTAATAAGAAGGATATGATTCCTACCAGTGTACCGGCGATTAACATCGCTCTATCTGGTAGTCTAAATGGTGGTCTAGCTCCAGGTCTGACGATCTGGGCTGGTCCATCCAAGCACTTTAAGACATCGTTCAGTCTACTCATGGCTAAGGCCTACATGGACAAGTATGATGATGCTGTGCTTCTATTCTATGACTCAGAGTTCGGTACTCCACAGGCCTACTTTGATTCTTTCAAGATCGATACCAGTCGTGTCCTACATACTCCGATCACTGACGTCGAACAACTAAAGTTTGATATCATGAAACAGTTTGAAGAGATCAAGCGTGGTGATCATATCATCATCGTCATCGACTCAGTAGGTAACTTGGCTTCGAAGAAAGAAATTGAGGATGCTCTAAAGCAGAGCTCTTCTGCCGATATGACTCGTGCTAAGCAACTTAAGTCATTGTTCCGTATGGTCACACCTCACCTCACCATCAAGAACATTCCATTGATCGTGGTTAACCACACCTATCAGACCATGGAAATGTTCTCGAGGGCTGTCGTATCTGGTGGTACTGGCATCTATTATTCTGCTGATAATATCTACATCCTTGGCCGTCAACAAGAGAAAGATGGCCAGGAAGTTGTCGGTTTCAACTTCATTATCAACGTCGAGAAGTCTCGATTCTCTAAAGAGAAGAGCAAGATCCCCATCGAAGTTACGTGGGAAACTGGCATCTCGAAGTGGTCAGGTCTACTCGATATGGCACTAGACTCTGGTCATGTGATCAAGCCAAAGAACGGCTGGTATCAAAAGGTCAACATGGAGACTGGTGAAGTTGCTGACAAGAGCTATCGTCGAGCTGATACTAACACCGCTGCATTCTGGAATCCTATCCTATCGTCACCGTCTTTCAATAAGTATGTTGAAGACACATATCAGGGTGGCAATGGTAGTATCATGCAGTATGAAGATGACATCGATGGAGAAGATGATTGATAGAGAATACGATCCTTGCGCACCTACTTACTAATGAAACGTATGCCCGTAAGGTGCTTCCGTTCATTAAACTAGAGTACTTTCAAGATAATAGTCACAAGCTAATCTACAAGACTGTGGCATCTTATCTTGAAAAGTACAATGTTCTACCATCCAAGGAAGCTGTGGTCATTGATCTGAATAAGGTCAATGGCTTATCTTCTGACATGCACGAGACTACACAAGCAAAGGTCAATGGCCTTCAAGCAGATGTATTGACCGACATGGTGTGGTTGGTAGATCAGACTGAGAAGTATTGCCAAGATCGTGCTGTCTATAATGCGATCATGGAGTCTATTACCATCATCGACGGTAAGACCTCTGACAAGGACAAGGGTGCAATCCCTCAGATCTTGTCAGAGGCTCTGGCCGTATCATTTGATAACAGTGTAGGCCACGACTTCCTACAAGATACCGAGTCTCGTTACGAGTTCTATCATCGTAAGGAGGAGAAGATCGCATTCGATCTGGACTACTTCAACAAGATCACACGTGGCGGTCTACCTCGTAAGAGTCTCAATGTGGCTCTTGCAGGTACAGGTGTCGGTAAGACACTCTTCATGTGTCATGCTGCAGCGGCCAATCTGACCACTGGGTACAATGTGCTGTATATCACTATGGAGATGTCTGAAGAACGCATTGCAGAGCGCATCGATGCCAACTTACTCAATGTGACGGTCGATGAGCTCAAGATCCTACCTAAGGATGTCTACGAGAAGAAGATGGATCGTCTACGGTCCAAATGTAAAGGTCGTCTGATCGTGAAGGAATATCCTACATCATCGGCCGGATCTGGTAACTTTAGGCACCTACTTCAAGAGCTCAAGCTCAAGAAGAAGTTTGCTCCTGATATCATCTACATCGACTATCTCAACATCTGTGCATCCTCACGTATGAAGATGGGTGCCAATGTGAACTCATACACGTACATCAAGGCGATCGCTGAGGAGCTTCGTGGTCTTGCTGTGGAGTTCAATCTACCTATCGTCACAGCCACTCAGACAAACCGTGATGGCTACAATAGCTCTGATGTGGATCTGACCAATACGTCAGAGAGCTTCGGTCTACCGGCCACGGCTGATCTGATGTTCGCCATCATATCCACTGAGGAACTCGAGAACATCGGTCAGCTCATGATCAAGCAACTCAAAAATCGTTACAACGATCTAGGTCTGCATCGATCATTCGTTATCGGTGTGGATCGTGCTAAGATGCGTCTATATGATGTAGAGGTATCTGCACAGAGTACGTTCAAGGTGGATAAGCCGGTCATGGACAACTCTGGTTTCGGTGAACGTGCTGCTGAGGATGACTCGATGCAATTCATGTCACGTAAGGCTGGTCGGAAGGACTTCTCCAAGCTGCAATTAAGCTAATTGTTTTTAAAATAAGTGTGTACTTTAATTCCTTAATGTCGTATGATATAAATATGATAAAGGAAACTACCAATATGATGTACGACACGTTCAAAGACTACCTCTCTGAAGCTCTGGATCCCGTCTCTAAGACGGCTCACTTGTTCGATATCGATGAGACGCTATTCGCTCACGATCATGACAAGTTGAAGATCCATGTGAATGACGAGCACGGTAAACGTGTCCACTCTCTAACCAACCAGCAGTTCAATACGCATAAATTGCATCCTGGACACAGCTACGACTTCTCTGATTTTAAGTCGTCTGCTGTGTTCCAGAGATCTGCTCATCCTATCCGTAAGATGATCGCCAAGATGAAGGCCATCCATAAACGTAACAAGAACGTTGAGATGGTCACAGCTCGTGCCGACCTAGATGATAAGCACAAGTTCGGTCGTCATCTCAAGAAGTATGGTATCGATATCGGTAAGATCCACGTACGTCGTGCCGGTAATCTTGGATCCGGTCCTCCAGCCTTGAACAAGAAGGCCGTCATTCACGGTCTGATCAAGGCCAATGGCTACAAGAAGGTCCACTTGTACGATGACAGCCACGACAATCTTGATAAGTTTCTTGAGCTCAAGCAGCATCATCCTGATGTCGAGTTCCATGCACACCACGTGCACCATGATCCTGTGACTGGTAAGACCACCGTCACCACGAGAAAACTTTAACAAAAACGAAAATAACTGTGTACTTTAATTGAGAACGGTTTATATTAATAATATAAGCCGATCACAAGGAAAAAGATCATGACTAAGTTCACCAAAGAAAACCTCAGCACCCACGCTGGCTACATCCACTATCAGCCACACGCTGACAGCTACTACGAAGATCGTAAGTTTGTTGCTCGCTTCAAACATGCTCGTGACGGTGTTGCTTCTTTCAAAGCCTTCCTGATCAAGAACTTCACCGTTGAAGAGTACTTTGCTCTGCTTGATTGT